TTCTGTCAGACCCACGCGACGGTCGAACAGTGCGGTGACCTCAGAGATGATCTGGTACATGTCCGAGGTGACACCCGGCATCTGGAAGACCGAGATCACATCGTTGACCGACCGGCCGATGGCTTCAGAGATCTCTACGATCTTGAACCCGCCCTCATCCTTCTCCAAGATCTTGGCCTTCAGATCCGGGTCTGCGGACTTGGCCACGCCGATCAGCACCTGCGCGCTGGTTGCAATGCGCGTGGCGAGGAACGACATCGCCCAGTTGATGAATCGAAGCTCACCGATACCGGGACGAATGATAGAGATGGGCCAGCTGTACCCCGGCTTGCCGTGCCAAGCGAGCGGCGTGAACGGCCAGCCTCCTGGTTCTGCCCAGAATGGGATGGGCCACTGAGCCGCCATGAACATCGACGGCGCAACCCCAGTCTCGTCCACTTCCTCCTGCAACATCGCTTCGGGCATGTTCAGTGGGAAATCAATTCCCTCTGCCACGGCGATGTAGCAGTTGGGTCCGAACGCATCGAACTTGCCGCGGAGGTCTTTGTCGGCGTTCTTAAGCCGGTCGCCAAACCCCGTCTTGGAGTACACCTCCCAGTAGACGATGAGGTCGTTGGTCTTCCCCATCTTCTTCTTGTACTCAAAGCCGCGCTCGTTGTTGTCGCCGCGGGACGAGTAGCTTTCCATGTGCCCGCTCAGATCCTCGCGAGACAGGCCGAACTTCGCCGCCACTTCATCCACTGGCTGGACCCGTTTGCGCGCGGCCCAGCGGATGTCCTCAAACTCATCGGCATCGGGATCCCAGACGAGGTTGTCTATGGAGTCGTAGAAGCTCCCGGCCATCTTCAGCTGCGATCCCGGCGGCGAATAAAGCTCATGCCACCAGACGCCTGCTCCCTTAATGAACGCTTCCTCCACTACCTTCCGCGAGTGCTTCTTGAGATCTAACTCATTCGGGGTGTAGTTGAGGTAGTCTTCCAAGAGCCGGGAGACGAGCTTGCGCCGCTCCAGCATCATCTGCTGCTGCTGCAAGCCCTGCTGGTACATCTGCATGCCGGGGTCCGGCATCATCACCGGCTGGCCATCGGGTCCAATGATTGGCTGACCGTCCGGCCCCATGGCTGGCACGGGGGGCTGGGGCTGGATGCCAAGGAGTGCTGGCCCGATGATGGGATACTCCTTGGGGGTCACCGCGCGGTTGGGGTTCCGGTGGTGGATCACCGCGGTAAAGAGGCGCACGGCCTCCCACACACGGTTGACCTGCATGCGGAATGCAGGAGGAGTCATGCCCTTGTTGTAGCCACGCTCCCCACGGGCGTACCCATCTTTCCACATGAAATCTGGGTCGCCAGCGAAGAAGTTCATCGCCTCGTCACCGTCCTCTGTGAACGGACGCTTATGGGCGGTGGCCTGCTTAATGCACTCAAGCCAGCGGGCGACGATTGGACGAAGCGGTTTATCCATGGGCACTCCTATTAGCTAGTGTCCTTACTTGCCCCTGCGGGCTTCCAAGTCGGCTACCTTCCGCTCCAAAAGCGCCACTTTCTCGGCCAGAATCGCATTCTTCTGAGGCTTGTGTTCCCAGAAGCCGTAGTCCTTCCACGCCTGGAACTCGTTCACGCCGGGGTCGGTGACATGGTGGACCGACTGCTTCTCATTCCCGCCGTAGCCGGGGGCCAAGGCCCACAGGGTGAGGGTCCGCTGGCTCACCTTGGTGACCAAGGCCGGGATGCACTCAGCGCCCTCATGGGCACGGAAGAACACCCAGTCACCAAGCTCAGCGGTCGGCATTACGTAATCGCTCATCTTTGTCTACTCCCCATTGGCCCGAGAACAATGCAGTTGTCTTCGGACGACTGCTGCCTGCGGCGTTTATCCGCGAGGTAACGCACCCACCATGGATCGGGGCCATAGGTCTTTGGCGGTGCGTGGTATTTTGGTTCGTACGCGCAGAGGTACTCCACGCTCTGGATGGCGTGGACTTCCCCGCGGCTCTGCGGCTCGTCGGTCACGTAGACCTGTCCGTTGACGCTCGTCGTCTTTTTCCGGTAGCGGCGGATCTCGCGCATCAGATTCGGACACGCACCATCCAAGAACTTCAGCTTGGTCGAACCGTCTCCCCGGATGTGGAGCATCTGCCGGACGAGCGCCGTGCGGGCCGGGATGTCGTCGGAGCCGGGGATGAAGCCGTACCCGCTCATCTGCGACTTGATGCCGCGCTTCTTCAGTTCCTCTGAGTACAGTTCATGGGGAAGACGGCCCGAGCCTAAGTCTCTGAGCATGCCGCCGTGCATGTCGATGATGAATGTACGGTAGTTCTGGCCATCGGCCTTCTGTGCGAACTGGTCGCCAAAGATGAGCGCATTGGCTTGGCGGATATACAGTTCGTCGTAGATCAGCAGGAACTTCTCGTCTGGCGGAACTGCGCCAAAGACACACGCCAAGACCGTATGCCCCGGGTCGATTGCAACATACCGCGTCCAGTCCTGTGGAACCCGCCCATCGGGTAGATCCTCTCGCCGCAGAACATGCACGCCAGGATTGAACGACGGGTACATGAGCGTGCTTTCCGTGGTGAACTCGCCCTCCGCTCGCATGCGAAGCTCGTCCATCCCCAAGGCAGACCACCGCTCAATATTTTTGGCTTTCTCTTCTTTGTCGATATGGTCGTTATCCAAGAAGCGCAGGGTGAACTTCTTAATAATCGGGTTCTCTTTGCCCTCTTCTTCAGCCTTGTCCGCACGTTCACACAACCCCAGCAGCGCATCGTTTTTACTATGGGGCATAGCCGACCATACAAACCGGCCTTTGCGGTCGGCAAGCCGCGCCTGCATCTCCCCAACCCATCGTTCATTATTAATATCCTCATCAATGTGAACTAAGTCAGCTTGAAAGCCCTGCGGAGGTTCGCCTTCTGAGGAGAAGCAATTAATAGTCCAACCGTTAGTAAGCTCTGCCTTGTTGAGGTAGCCTGCGTTCTTCAGTACCCAACTCATCTCTTTGATCATGCGGGGCGGGATGAGGGGCGGTGCTGGCTTTGCTTTGGTAGGGTCATCAACCCCGGGCTTAAATGCCCGCCACTGGCCCGTTGTCTCGTCCTTGATCATCTTGAACGCACCGGCACGGAACAGCATCGGTACAATTACAAGACCTACGTGGGGCCAGTTCCGCCCGATTATCGCAAGGTTCCCGCCCTCTTTGGGGTACTTCCCGTACGGGTCTTGTCCGGTGGCCGCGCGTGCGTCCTCTACGAAACTTGCTGCCGATTTTCCTGACCGATTGCCGCCGATCAGCAGGCGTTCGCTCGCCATGCACTTGTGAAACTCCTCCTGCCTGGGCATGGGGGAATACAGACGCAGAGCTTCGATCCGGCGTTCAGCCAGTTCGATCTGCACATCGCGCAGCTGGTTGAGGGCATGCTGCGTGATGCCTTGGACCGCCGGTTCGTCAGGTGGCGGCGGCGGGGGGATCTGTGGGTGCTTGCGCATATTCTCCGCAGTAGTCGTCCTGCTCGCTTACGGGCTGTACGTCCTCCTCACTGGTGACTATCACCTGCGGCGGGAACCTGCGACACAGGCCGTGCCTCATCGTTTTCCGCTCCCACCACCGGCACGTTTGACACTCCATGTTGCATCTCCTTCAAAGGGATTCCTTGAACCGTAATCGTTGTCGCCGCCTCCAGGATCCGCTGGCGAAGCTCGTCCTCCAGTTCCTCTTCGCTCCACGCGGTGAGAGGTTTCTTGGCTCCACCCATCGCGGTGTTTGCTGACACCAAGCGGACGACGGTATCCAGCATCTTGGTGCGGAACGCGCCGCCGGAAGGGGAGTCGAACAGCTGCTTCATGTAGCAGTTGGCGAAACCTCGCACCCCACCGAAATACTCCATCAGAACTTCTAGCAGTTCAGACGAGTGGGGAATGTTCGCGCCGCCGATCCTGGCCGATGCTACGAACAGATCGACCGCGCCCTTCTCAATCTCCGCGAGCTTCTTGTTGCCCTTCTTCTTGCGGGCCTTCTTCTCATGGGCGTTGCGGCACTTGCGGCACCGCGCGTGAAACCCGTCCTTGCTCTTATGCCAGTACGTTGGGGTTAGCTCATAGCTAGTCCCGCACTGGATGCACGCCTTGTACTCAGACAGGTTTCACGCTCCACTTAGGGCGAAGATCCATCAGCTTCACGCTCGCATCGTAGTTGGCTTCCCAGCACTGCTTGAGCTTCGCGCTGATGTCCACAGCCTGGACAACCTGGGGCTTGCCAACGCACTTCGGCTTCCAGTGCCCAGCCCACGCATCCCAGTTGCAGAAGACAGGGTTGTAGCCCAGCTTCTGCGTGCCTGCGAGCGACAGGTCGCGGGTCATCGTCACATCCTCAGTCGATGACTTCTCGGACTGATACTTGTCTGGGTATTCGTAGTAGAACCATGGGTTGTCAGATGAGGTCTGTGGCTCAGTCACCTCAAACGCCCGCATGTCGTACATGATCAATCCCGTGGGCAGGGCGGCGCACTCTTGGATGCCCGCCATCTTTGCCCCGGTGTCACGGTCGTACATCTCCAGCTTAAAGTCTGGGTTGGCGTTCTCTGACTGGTGGGCCTGCCATCGGAACACGTAGACGTTCTCATGCGGCGGCGGGCCGCAGTAGGGCGCGCCGATGACTACCGGACCCTTGGGGTAGTGGTCTACCAAGAAGTCAAACGACGAGGACAGGAACGGCTTGGCATCGGCTTGCCCCGCGTACAGATCGGGCTTCATGTCCGAGTCCACCATCACAAGCACATCGACACCGTACTGGCGCGCCATGAGGACGGCCCGATTGCGGGTCATTGTGATGGGCGTATCAGACAGATTCCAAACTTGGATCCGCGAGACGCGAGGGTCTTGGGAAAGACTAGAGGTGGCCGGAAGCATCCACTCGCGGATGTCCGGGTGTTCCGACGAGATTCCGCCGTTCCCTCCGTAACTGAACGTGCAGAACCCAACGCTAAATTTCTGAATCACAGGCTTCTCTTTTTTCTTCGGGGTGAAGCTCTTCTTTAATGAACCGGAACAACGCAAATGACTCAGCTGTCACCTTTCCGCCCTTGCGAATGTTGTCGCTCTTCCATAGCGGCCGCAGGTTCCTCCAGTTGCAGACCGCCCGAGCCTCCGCTGGGTCCGCAAGATTGGCTGCGCATAGTGGGAAAATGTGATCCACATGCCACATGTCCCGATTTTCATAAGACATCCCATCCACGCACTGGGAAGAAATGTGGTCGCGAAACTCCTGGGCCGTGCAGCCAACGAGTCGCATGGTTGCGTCCGGCTTGCACGCCCCGGCTCGCTTAAAGGCGCTGCGGGTGCGGCAGCGGATTCTTCGGGCCTCTGCATAAGCCCAGTCTGTCTTGTACCGCGCCCGCTCGTTTTCCAAGGTCCGCTTTAAGACCTTCTCGCGGTTGTTTCTGTAGTACTTCTTGCCCTGCGCCGAGTCGCCCGCAAGACGTTTTTCGCGGTGTTTCTGACGACTCTTTTTTGAAGACTCCAGGAACGGCTCTGGGTTCTTGGAGTACCGCTCTCGCTTTTCACAACAGTACTGCTCTCGGTTAGCCGCGTAGTCTGCCCGCTTCCAGGCACGCTGCTTTTCTGGGTCGCTAAACGGCATAGCGGCCACCATAAGAGAACGTGCAGAAGCCGATGGAGAACTTTTGTTGCATTTCACACCCCGGGGATAGGTGTACAGTTTTACAGTATTATGGCGTGCGCGTCAACGACGATTGTCGCCGTTCTGCATAAGCCCACCGAACCGAGCCGCGCTGCCTCGTCGGTTCAATGGCACGGTCGGAGTGACGTTGGGAGGAGGAGCCTTCATCTTCGGATTCCACGCCAAGGCCGCAGCGTCTCCAGCTTCCGCCTTGGTGCGCAGTCGCTGCAGGGCTTGGATGTGCGAGTACCATTCTGCAGGCGGTCCACCGCCGGTGCGGGTGCCGTAGGTGGCCCGCTGCCACTTGTTGATCTCGCTATCGATCTTGGCTAGCTGGGCTTGCTTAGCATCTGGTTGAGGTGCCTGCGCTGGGCGAGCCACGGGGTTCGCCTGAGCGAGAGTGGGCGCTGGTGCGGGGACATCTGGCAATCCTTGCACCGCTGCCTGCGGGTTGTATGGATTGCCTTGGGCTGGCGGCGCGATGGGCTGCGCAGAGCCTGGGCCATTGGGCGCAGCCATGACTGGCTGTGGGCCGAGTTGCGAGCCTTCCCCCCGAGACGGCCGAATCCCCGAATACCCGGAGTCGTTTCCGCTGCGCGCGCGCTCAGATACGGCGGCGCGGACGGCTGGGTTCACATCGTTCCAAGACGGCTGCGGTGCAGGTGCAGGCGTGCCGCGCTGGGCGTTGTAATCCCAGCGTGGTACGTTGACTACCGGAGCGAGTTGGATGGGTTCACCTGGGGCGGAAGGAGCGTTGTAGTCTGGGCGAGCCGGGACGTTGACTGCCGGAGCCAGCCGGATGGGTTCTTCCTGCTGCTGAGCGCGCGGATCGTAGCTCTGCTGATTGAACGAAGGCTGCGGGACGTTCGCCTGCGGGCCAAAAGGATTCTGGAAGTCGCCCTGCATGTACTGGGTGGCGTTGCCCATCGCCCGCTGGACATCGGGGTTCTGCATGGCGTTCTGCTGCGAGAACGGGTTGTAGAACGAGCCGTTGGCAAGCTGGTCGTTAGCCTGCTGCATCAGCTGGCCTTGATCGAATGTCACTGGACCCGTTAGCTGGCCACTGCTGTACTGCCCGAGCCTCTGCGAGAGGTTGCCGACAAACGCCTCGCCCTGCCGCAGCGTGTCCTGCCAAGGCATCTGGCTTCCATCAACGCCGGTTGCGCTAGCTTGGATCGGCCCTGGGCGCTGATCGATGGCGTTGTATGCCATGTTGCCAGCGTTGCTCTGCCCGCCAGTCATCGGGCCGTACTGGCCGGTCGTCGGGTTATAGCCCTGAGAGGTGAACGTCCCGGGCATCGTAAACGACTGGGCCTGCGTGTTGCCGCCGTACCGCTTGGAGGCTTGGTTGTACGCCTGCGCCCAAATCTGGTTGGAAGGCACCTGCCCCGAAAGGTCGTTCTGCTGCGCACCCTTGGGAGGAGTGCGAGGCACGTTGGACGAGTTGTACGCGGGCTGTGCGTACACGGACATGTCAGGAGCCTTGGACGGGGATGGCTGCTGTGTTGGCTGAGTGCTAGCCTGCATGCTCGCTTGCGGCTTCGCTTGCTGTGAGGTCGGGTTGGACTGCGCGCGGTAGTTGAACGCCATTACCGATCCTCCTGCTGAGTGGTCATGCCGTCCGTGCCCGCGCCCGTGCCGTAGTACATGCGAAGGCGTTCAGCATCGTCCTGCGGGAGATTGCGGATCTCAGCGATTAGCTGGCGCAGGAAGTCCAGGTTCTGGATTGCTGGTGGTTGATCCATCTAGAAAACGGGGCCAGGATGTTTCCACCCTGGCCCCGCCCCCGAAAGCCCGTGAAGGGCAGTATTACGAAGCCCGAGTCCGAATCAGAGCGAGAACGGCCGAGCCGGTCGTCGCACCGGCACTCGCCGCATAACCGATGACACCGATGCCGTTGTCGTTGGCACCAGCGGTGCTGGACGACAGCGGGGACACCGTGACGCGGCCAGCCGTGGTTGATGTGCTGGCTGCAGCGGTGATCACCGACAGAGCCGAGCGGACGGCAACGTCCGAACCGGAGAGGGCAACCGACACTTCGGTCGGGCCATCAACCGTCACCCAGAACACATCGTTGTTGGCAACGCCACCGGCCGGGAGGAACTCGTCCACCACACCAACGAGCGCGTCGTTGGTCACCGAAGCGTAGCCATCAGCCGCGCTGTAAAGCGCCTTGCCCGTGCCCGCCAGACGAACAACTCGCTTGGGCAGCAAGGCCGCACCCGAGGTGTTACGAACAGCGATGCAGACCTTGCGACGATTGCTGCGGACCTGACCGTTGACGGGGTTCACATCCGTGAACTCCTTCACACAGCCCACCCAGTTGTCGCCGTACGAGCCAGACGAGAGGCCGTACAAACTATCATTGACACCATCCAGGCCAAGCGTCTGGCCCAGACCGAACGGAGGATCAGCTTGCAGTCCCATTTTGACTATAGTCCTTTCTCAGGCGGTGATGATTTTGAAGAAGTTACGCGGCGACTTGAACTTCAAGTTGCCGAGCGTCGAAACAACGTAGCGATACTGCTGGGTGATTTCGTCATAGAACGGACCTTCTGAATTCATCAGCTGGCCTTCCATGCAGAGCAGTTCAATGTTGCCCACAGACAGGCCATAGCCGGTGCCCGCAGGAACAGAACCTTCGCTCGCGATTTCCACCCCGTCCAGTTCAAACACATCGGTGAAACCATAGGATCGCAGGCCGTTAGTACGGCTGACAATCACACGCTCCTTGGAGTCCAGCGTGTTGAGGAAGTCGATGTAGCTGCGTCGATCAAACAGCAGCATGTCAACTTGATCGTCCTTGCTATCGTTCCGGCGGGTCTGATGAATCGCCTCGCGAACAGCCTTCACGCAGTTGGCGGACCAAGTGTTCCCGGTCGCATTGAAGTAGGTGCTAAGACCCTGGACAATCACAGGCGTGAAGAAATCAAACTCAGGATCGGCCGAGCCGTTGGGCCAGACGCCCGTCGTCTGCGAACCGCCGTACGCACCCAGGACGGTCGAAAGACCGGCGTAGGTATCGGACGGTGCGTAGAACGGGTCAGCATCGTTGCGAGCGCGAGCCGCGCCGGTGGAGATGTTGATCGTCTGCGGCGTAGCGGCCAAGCCCATGAAACTTTCGATGCCGTGGAAGCGGAGTTCGTTGCCCGCAGCATAGCCGTCGATTGTCCATTCCTTTGCAAGGTACTGCTCCATGCTAGTAAGCAGGCGGCTCGCCATCTTACCAGCCACGTTTACAAGCGCCTGAGCCGAACGGTTCTCAAGCATCTCCTTCTTGTAAATCGCGTCGGAAGCCTGCGCACCGCGGAATTCAAGCTCCGCTCGCTTCCAGAGGTTCTGGCGAGCGAAGGTCCGCGGCGTCTCACCATTGTTGCCCGATGGCGTGTGATTTCTGTACTGGATTTCCCAGTCGAAACCCCTGCCTGACATGTTGGTGCGGATCTGGCCCGAGCCTTCCAGAGCGGCAAACAACTTGTACTTACGAAGCGATGCTACTTCTTCTTCCCGAAGATGGTTTACAATGGTCGTAGCAATAGACCTTGCCCAGTCAGTCGAACTGCTCATCAGATTACTCCATCGTTAGCGAGTTGGCTTTTCAGCCGGTCCTCAAAACTCATCCGCGCGCGCGGTGCCCGCGGTTCCGTAGTTCCTGCACTTCGATTCGGAGTGCGTGTTGCGCGCTCGCGAAGGAACTGCATGTTCTGTTCTGCAACGGGGTCGGCCTGGGGGACAGGAGGGGCAGGGGGGGCCATCTGAGGCTGAGCCTGCATCTGCTGCATCTGCTGATAGCGCATGTTCAACAGGTCGCGCTGCAGCATGCCGGTCGCGTACTTCCAGCGGTCATTGGCCGACTGGATGCCAAGCTGCTGTGCTTGGGCGATGTACTGCGAGATCGCCTGACCTTCCCGGGTGGGATTGCCCTGCTGGTCGTAGAGCCAGTCAGCGTTCTGACGCTCCAGATCCTGCACGTAGTTCTGCGTCTGGTACTGGCTGAGATGGTTCTGCACCATCTCCTGAGCCTTCTGAATCGCAACCTGCTCAACGAAGGGCTTGAGCGTGTTCTCTGGATCGGTCACCAGCTTGCGGGCGAAATCAGCCGTGTAGCTCTGGTATTCCCTGAGAGCCTGCTGGGCCTCATAGGGAGCGTCCTGCGAGATCACTTCCTTGCCAGTGGCAGGGTCGCGGACGATGTAGCTCTTCCACGTATCCTTGACCTGCGGCGGCGACCACCACTTCGGAGCTTCGGGTTCCTTCGGCTTGGCAGCTTCGGCCTGAGACTTCTTCCAAGTCTCAAACTCCCGCTGGTTCCGCAGGTACTCCTGGGCGTAGGGAACGACAGACTGGTACTGCTGCAGCTGCCGCTGAGTCTCACCGTAGCCGTTGTAGGCCCGATAGAGGTTCTGGGCGATTGAGAGATCGTCCTGACCCTGGAAGTCCGGCAAGTGCCGGAAGGCAGAGTAGGGGGTATCAAAGCCGGGAGTAGAAGTCTCGGAACCGGCCGTATCCTGCGAGGGCGCATCGTAGCTTGTCTCAGCTACGGGAGCTTCCTGCGTCTGGAGTTCTGGTGTTTCGTCTGACATGTATTTCCTTTCGGGGGAAGGGTCTACATAGTCAGTGTCCTGTTTCTCCTATTTTGTTACGGTCTACTCCACATCAACGTCCGACTCAGTCTCAATCCACACTCTTGCGCCGCAGCTGAGAGGGTGGTCTGGCTCATACCGGATCACGCACGGGCCGCTGATTTTCACCGAATGGCCGTACCTGTTCTCTTTGTAGTTCTTCACTGTGAGGACAGGGTTCCGCTCACCAGTCTTCTGGTTCTTGCGGATCACATGCTGGTTAACGTGGATCTGGTGTTTCATTGGGGGCATTGTACTGCGATGCTGCGCCAGCGGCCACGGGTGCCAGCAACCCATACTTGCGCAGGATGCGGATGGAATCTTCGGTGCCGGGGAACATCACATAGTTTGTTGCTGGCGGGATTGACTTTGAGGAATACATAGAGTCATCCACGTACTCAATGCCTGGAATCCCGGCCTTCATCAACTCGGCTGCGCCATTGGGGTTTTCTGCAAACTTGCGAATGCGCCGCGCGGCCAAGGCTCGTTCGACGTTGTCGGAACGGACGGTCAGTTTGTCTGGGCCTGACTGTATGCCCCTGAGGGTGTCTGGGTCTATGGCCCCCGGCACTGCTTGCTCCAAGGTATTTGCAGCCGTCACCCCCGCCTGCGACCGAAACGGATTGTCGTAATTCAGAAACGCATGCTTGGGTGCGTTAATCTCCACCTCAAACATTGAGCCGGACTTCTTGGGGAGTGGCTGGCGGTAGTCGATGTTGTACAGATGCTGCAGAATGTCATCCCAACGCTCCTGCGCCATTGGCATGCTTGCCGCCTCTTCCATGCGCTCTTGCGCTAAATCCATGGCAGAAAGCACCCCTCGCTGTGGATCGCCAAGTTTTTCTGCCTGCCTGCGCCAAAGCTCTAAGGCATCTTCCTGCGGAGTGCGGTGCAAAGCAGACGCACCACTGCGGTACGTTTCCGCCAGTGGCTCCGACTCCGAGAAGTACAAGCCATGCCCATAGGACTGCCTGCCCGTGCCCCTTCCGATCTTGCTAGCATCGAACTTGTCGAAGTCATACGGGCTACCGTGATAGGCGCGGATGACGTTTCGCACTGCGTCCCCGGCATCGTCTAACCAGCTGGGCATTTAGGTGTCCTGGTCTTTGTACCTGTCGGCGTAGTCGGGGTGCGTGCGCAGGTCTGGGTAGTTCTTGATGTTCTGCTTGCGTACGGCAGAGCCTTTGTCTGTCTTGGGGAACTGGACGGCATCGCGGGAATACTCCGCAGGGAGCTTGCCGTTTTGCCGCCACATCTGACGAGGACCGTCCCAGCTGATGCCGATGTCGCCTGACTCAATGAGCTTGCGGATCTTGTCTTCGATGTCTGCCATTGCTACCTCGGTGTACTCATAAGCTGACGGATCAGATTTCCTTGGCTATCAACCAATGACGTTGGGATGCCGCCGCCGTACCGCATGGTTTTCATTGCGGGACCAGCGGCTTTGAGCGCATTCCGCGCTGCGCCGATGGTGGGGAGCGGAAGCCAGTTGCCTGGGTCGGTTGTCATATCCCAGAACATCGCATTGCCGGGAGTGGCGTACTGTCGCCAGTCATCTGGCTCTCCGTACCCGCCAACGACTCTGGCTCCTGTGAGGGGAGCAGCCATGTTGCTTGGAATACTCGCAAGATGTCCTAGGGCCGCGCCTGGGTTCCACTTGCCTTCGCGGGGGACGAGGCCGTTTTGTCCTTCAACCATCCCGATCAGCGGGCCGCTCACTTCTTGGGCCGCGCGAACCACTGCGTCCCGGCCACGGCCAAAGCTGTCCAGTGCCTTTAGGGCAACGTCTGCCGTGTTGTACGCCGCCATCCCCATGTCATCCCATACCTCTCCCGGCCTGTGCGTGGGGATGGGCGAGAGCATGCCGTTGGCATTGAGGAAAGCTATCTTCCTCTCTGGCGAAACGTCACTTCGCCCGCGCATAGCCTCGTCCGCAGAGGCGCGGCGGGCCTGCTCGTCACGGATCTGGCCAGGAGTCAGCTGAACGCCACCGAAATACCTAGCCCATGTGTCAGCCATTCGTATCCTTCAGAGTTAGCAATTCCACGCGCGCAAGGACTTGTTAATACGGCTGTCGGGGTCGTTAGCCGTTTCCTTGCTGGTGAGCTTGCGCTTCATCCCCTCCATCCTGGCACAGAAGGAGTCTCTCCTCGGCCCGCCCTCTGGCTGGGGTGCTTGGAGATTGGCACCAGTGGCGCGGTTGTAACTTGCTCGCCCCTTCGCATTCAGTCCGCCGTCAGGGTCTTGCCCCTCCTTGCGGCTCCATGCGCCTGCCTTCAGCTGGCGGATCTTGTCACCTTCTTTGTCCATTACTCGTCCCAGTCGTCGTCAAAGAGGAAGTCAAACATCTTCCCACCGGCCGTTCACAAGCCTGCGGGTAGTAACACCCGTTTGTAACTGCTTCTGGAGGATGCGATCCTTCTCCCGCTCCCGTTGTTCAATGGCCAGCCGCTGAAGGAGAGCCTCTTGGCGCATGGCTTCCATTTCCCTCTCATGGGCCATCCGGCGCTGTTCACGCATCTGCGCCACGCGGGAGTCGTTCTCGTCTTGGATGGCATCTTGAACGTCATCGATCATGCCGCCCAGGTGCCTTGCCTGCGCGGAGGACACCTGTTGAGCCATAAGGGCTGGATTCATCGAATTGGCTCCTGAGTACGCCTGCATGTTGAACGGCCGTCTAATCGAACGCTGGGGGGCTTCTGGGGCGTTGTCCGGCATGCGGCCTTCACCCTTGTCCCACATCGCCTGCCTGCCGGGGGCTTGATTGCTGTTGAGGTTGCCAATGCGCTCGTTGGCAGCTGCGAGCATCTGGTCGGCGGTGTCGTAGTGGCCTGGGTTCAGCCCGAGCATGGAGAACCGCTGAGCGACCTCGCGCTTCTTGCGATCCTCGTCGTCGTACTGCTTTCGCCGCTCATCAACGCCAGCAAGCCATCGCTCTTTGGCGTTTGAGATGTAGTACTCGTCCGGCATAAGCCCTCCTACAAGGCAAGTGCCCCGCGGCGACAGCGGACACGCAGAGGGCTGGAAAACATGGCTAGAGGGCTGGCGACACGCGGCGACTCAGCGTGGAGCAGGGGGCGAGGAAGCGGGAAAAAGCGACATGTGGGGGCTAGAGGGGTGAAAAAATCCAGGGGTGGATATGACTGAATACCGTTATCGCTCTGGGG